AAATGGGCTGGAGCTGATGTAGATTCTTTTATAGCTTTACAGGATCAAATGATCAATCTTCCATTAATACAATCACATAGAATACCTATTAAAGTTCATCAATTGGCAATGGGAATTATAAATAGAATTAAACGTAGAATAGATAAAACATGGCACCCTAAAACTAATGAAGGAAGTTTACACCGACACTTTGATATTGATTCAGTAGATATGTCTTCTGGTGAATGGTTGATATTAGCTAGAACTAAACACATGCTAAAAGAAATAGAAGATACTTTATATCGTAAAGGTTTATATTATGAAACTCGGCATAAACGTAGTTATGAAAAAGATATTCAAGAAGCTGCTACAAACTGGGAACATTTAAGACAAGGACAACTTTTAAATTACAAACAAATAGAAAAAATTTATGGTTATATGTCTCCTGAACATAGAGATAAAACATTGATGCAGGGTATGACGAAAGGATCTTTTTATGGAATTGATGTATTAACTAAAGACTTTGGATTAAAAACTAAAAAAGTTTGGTTTGAAGCATTTAATGACGCTGGATCACGAAGAATAGAATATTTAAGAAAAATGCGAGCTAATGGGGAACAATTAAATAAAAAACCAAGAATAGAATTATCTACAATACATGCAGCTAAAGGTGGTGAATCACAAAACGTCGTACTACTTACTGATCTTACTAAAACAACAGTAGATACTTATGAAAAAAATCCAGATGATGAAAACAGATTGTTCTATGTTGGTGCAACACGAACAAAAGAAAATTTACACATTATAGAGCCCAAACAATATAATAAAGGATTTATCATATGAAGCCATATGATAAACAAATCGGCGGAACACACTATCAGAAATTTAAAATTCAGCCAAGTAAATTCGTAATCGAAAATGAGTTGCTCTACCCAGAGGGCTGTGCTATAAAATATATAATTCGTCATCGACTGAAAGGAAAAAAACAAGATTTAGAAAAAGCAATTCACTTTATAGAAATGATTATTGAAAGAGACTATCCAGAAAAAAAAGATTTTTTAGAAGAAGCTGAGAAAGAAAAGAAAGAATTAGCAGACTCTTATAAAGAATCAAGAAGACAAACAGAAGAACGGAAATCCACCGAATGGATTAAAGGCTACAATAAATGGAAGAAAAATAAATGATGCAGATGCCACTTTTTAAACCACAAACAGAATGGTTACCACCAGAAGAATTTCCCGATCTATCTAAACATAATGAAATTTCAATAGACTTAGAAACTAAAGACCCTAATTTAAATATAAGAAGAGGCTCTGGTTCTGTTGTAGGAGTAGGAGAAATTGTAGGAATAGCTGTAGCTGTTAAAAACTGGTGGGGTTATTATCCAATTGCCCATGAAGGTGGTGGTAATATGGAAAGAACTAAAGTTCTTAAATGGTTTCAAGCTGTATTAAATACACCAGCCACAAAAATCTTTCACAACGCCATGTATGACGTTTGTTGGATACGCGCGTTAGGTCTAAGTATCAGCGGTAAAATAGTGGACACGATGATTGCATCGGCCCTTGTTGATGAAAATCAAATGCGCTATGACTTAAACAACTGCAGTAAAAGATACACTGGAAAAGGAAAGAATGAAACAGATTTATATGCTGCTGCAAAAGATTGGGGTGTTGACGCCAAGGCAGAAATGTATAAACTACCTGCCATTTATGTTGGCGCATACGCAGAAAAAGATGCTGAGATAACTTTAGACCTTTGGCAAGAACTTAAAAAAGAAATTAATCTTCAAGATATAAATTCAATTATGGATATGGAAACAGAATTGTTTCCTTGTCTAGTAGATATGAAATTTAAAGGCGTTCGCGTCGATGTGGAAGCAGCGCATAAATTGAAAACCACATTACTTGCACAAGAAAAACAATCATTACAAGAAATAAAAAAAGAAACAGGAATAGATACCCAAATATGGGCAGCAAGATCCATTGCACAAGTTTTTGATAAACTGAACTTAGACTACGACAGAACCGAGAAAACATCTGCTCCTTCCTTTACTAAAAATTTTTTACAGAATCACCCCCACCCACTAGTGAAACATATAGCCCGGGCTCGTGAGATAAATAAAGCCCATACCACGTTCATTGATACCATAATAAAACATTCATACAAAGGAAGAATACACGCAGAAATTAATCAATTAAGAGGAGACAACGGAGGAACGGTAACAGGAAGATTCAGTTATTCCAATCCAAATTTACAGCAAATACCAGCACGCAACAAGGAACTTGGACCAGCTATTAGGTCATTATTTATACCCGAGGAAGGCCATACATGGGGTTGTTTTGACTATTCTCAGCAAGAGCCTAGGCTGGTAGTGCATTATGCAACTTTACAGAATCTCTATGGAGTGGACGAAGTATTGGAAGCGTATCGTGAAGGCGATGCAGATTTTCATGACATTGTCGCAGACATGGCAGAGATACCTAGATCACAGGCTAAGACAATAAATCTTGGTCTGTTCTATGGTATGGGAAAAAATAAATTACAAGCAGAACTAGGAGTGAGCAAAGAGAAAGCTGAAGGATTATTTAGACAGTATCATTCTAAAGTTCCTTTTGTAAAACAGCTGATGGACAATGTCATGCAACGAGCACAGGACTCTGGAAGAATAAGAACTCTCTTGGGTCGTCTTTGTAGGTTCCATTTATGGGAACCGAATCAATTCGGAATTCATAAAGCACTATCGCACGAACAAGCGCTCGCGGAACACGGACCAGGGATCAAACGTGCATATACTTACAAAGCATTAAATAAATTAATTCAAGGAAGCGCAGCTGATATGACAAAGAAAGCAATGTTAGAACTACATAAAGAGGGAATTATACCACATATACAAGTACACGATGAATTAGACATATCAGTCAAGGATAAACAGCAAGCAGAACTAATAAAAAATGTTATGGAAGACGCTGTTTCTCTTGAAGTTCCTAATAAAGTAGACTATGAATCTGGACCCAATTGGGGTACAATAAAAGAAAAATAGGAGAAAACTATGGATCATTTAAAAACAGTAATGACATGGGCTAAAGCTAATAAACAGAAATCTGTTATTATAGTTATAGTCGTTATCGCAATAATCGCCTTACTAAACTAATTTATGCATGGCATATCTAAATGCAAACATTCCTGTGCTCTATTCGCAGATCAGGAGAGAATATCTCTATGACCTTAAAGAGCACCATGGGGAAGTGGAAGACTGCATTATATTTGGCCTGGCATCGATTACAGGGCGTCCAATACTCTTTCATGCAATTATGGAAAACGGTGCTGTATTCTATCGGTTACCGATCTCTGCTTTCATTCAAAGAGGATTTGAAGTTAATCAAGTTCCTAGGATGCGACTTGATGAGCTGGAGCTATGGAATTGCTTCAGTTATTATCCTAGCATTACTTCTTTTGATATCCTAGACGGACAATCTGGAAAGTTTTTTGGAAAAGATAAGAAAAAACATCCGGGTGCATATCTTTTTACAGTTGACTGGGCGCATCCAGAGAGTAATATAGTAGACACTGATCATTCAGAAATCCCGCACGAACATAAGTGCGCACACATTCTCGCACTAGAGAATGGAAATTATGCAGCACAACCTAATAATCGTATCCTTTGGGATATACCGTCATTTACGGTAAAAGACGAAGTTCCCGATTGGAAGGTTCAAACTTCTGAATGGAACGTAGAAGATAGTCGTAAATGGAAAACGGAAGATACCGATAGGTTCTTCTATGATATTGAGGAAAAGAAAAATGATTAAATGGATAAAATCTCTAATAGAAAAAATATTTGGTAAGAAGGAAGAACCAGTTATATTAGAGGATGAAGAAAAATATTTAGAAGACGAAGCAAAGATGGCACAATATCTTGAAGATAAGATAATTGAGCCTGAAAAAATTCAATGTAACACACACTCAAGATTTAAAAAATCTTGCCCGATTTGTGTTGAGGCAGCCAAGTGACCAAGAAATGTAAAAATTGTAACTGTGATTGTCACTGTGATGGTGATATTCACGGAGATGTGTATGGATTATGTACTTGTGAAAATTGTAAATGTCGTGAAGTAAAAGATGAGCCAGAAGGTCTTGTTGTTGATGAGACTGGAGAATGTGAATCGTGTCAATAGGAGGTAAAGTGAATTATTATTTTACAGGAGTACTAATTATACTATTAGTTCTGTTTGCTTTATTTGTACCAGCATATCCAGACTCTACACAGACGAACGTTAGTGGATCCAACACAGCAATTGAAGGTGGATACACTTCAGAATCAACAACTACATATCAGTCAGGATCCGAATCTACATCTACAACTAATAACACTACAAATTCAGACATAAAATCTTCACCACCATCAGCAGCAGCCCCATCATATAATTCTATGACACAGGACGTGTGCGCTGTTGGAGTATCAGGTGGACTACAGACGTTTGGCTTTGGCGTCAGTGGTGGCAAACATGTTATTGATAAAAACTGTGAAAGATTAAAATTAGCAAGAATTCTAAATGACTTTGGTATGAAGGTTGCAGCTGTTGCAATACTTTGTCAGGATGAAAGAGTATTTGAAAGTATGATACAAGCAGGCACTCCTTGTCCAATTGACGGACGTATTGG